GTTTACGCCATTTGCACATGCGTCATGTCTCTGTTCCACATTTCACGTTCTAATATTGACATGACACTCCTCCATTTAGCAAGTGGGTTTCTATTATATAATGCACCGTAGCTCACAACAGGTGCCACAACCGCCCACCACAGAGGGCCGACGACTTCACCTATCTTGATTATTGCCACGGGTGGCATAGCTGGCTTTTGTATCTCATTGTCAACTAACATTCTCAGTACTTCTTTACTCCACACACGCCTCTGCTTCTGAACCATCCTAGTTAGATTTACGCTCACTAACGTCTTATTACTTCTCTCGACGTTATTACCATCTATTATTGTACTCTGCAAATTGTCATCTAGTATTGTATCTACATCACGCTTAATGTAAGTGTATTTTGTTAGTAATTGATCATTCGGTATTGTTCTCGGAGGCGTGTTCTCTACTGTGACGTGTTGCTTCTTAAATTTCAAGTTTGTTAATAACTTGTTGTATTTCGATTTTTCACTCAATGGTGCATCTTCACTCAACTGCGCGCTTTTGTAGCTCTGCGACGTTATGGCTAACCCTACTACTGATCTGTAATCTACTGGAACATGCCAGGTTAATTCGACCACTCTTTGCATCAACCTTGCATATGGTAGGGATTTTACACCACCGTCATCTACCCATGTCAGTTTGTATGTTGGATCAGGGAACACATATTCATACAAACCCCCACCACCTAGCACCTTCGGCGTATGTAGCCAATACTTAATATCTGATTTAGCCCATCTACCTTTCATTGCACCGAACAAGTCATTGATTATTACAGGTAGTAACTCATCATCACTTAACCAGGTCAACCCTTCATGTCTTTTCCTACTCATGAACAATGCCCAAATGTCAACACGTGTTAATCTCTTACTATCGCCGCGAGCTGTATCTTCACTACTATTACTATACTGTATTGCCCTCAACAATCTACCTGCTCTTCCTGTTACATAATCTTTACTGTAATACATCTTCAGGAATTCACCGTTGACTACTATCTTTGTCTTTAGTTTATTTACAGACCAATCCCTAAATTCTAGCGCACGCACGATGTCTTCACCCTCTAACATGTTCTTTAATAGAACATCACCATCGTCACCACTTACCACAACCTTCATTTTAACATCTGTTTGAACTCTTGCCTCTATCATAGCACTCGTGACTGCTGACCAATTGTTGATGCTATTTAATAATGTTGTCCAAGCGCTACCACTCGGTAATCCGTTGACTATCTTCCTTCCCTGTATCACAGCATTGAAGATACAGTCTCTGGCAAATTTAATGGCTTGTCTATCATCATCATCCATATCTTTACCAAATTTTTCCTCAAACCAATTACATATTTCATCAACCGCTATTCTCAATACG